ACTTCTGCAAGCGCACGTTGAGGTATAAGTTTGATTAAATTAGCTGCTTCTTCCGTACTTGCTTTAATAACTTCTTTAAGTATGGTATTGCTGTATGTTTTGTCGATACTGATAGCATCAGCTAATTCTTTAAGCGAATAATTAAGAGTAACCTTTGATATTTTAACAGTACGCTCAATCATCCTATCAGTTGATGTTTCTGCTACTTTATCAAAACGTTTTTGCCATTTTTTAAGCAAAGCATTAATTGTTATACGCATTTGACTGCTAATAGACATATCCATAGCAGTTTCGTAACCACATTCCTTAAATGTTCGGTTAAGTTCCCTAATAATGTCTTTATACATTAAAGTGATCAACCGTGTCGTAGGTTTGGCATAATCAACACCAATACCTACGTTTGGGCGTAATGCTTTGCCAATCATTCTGCTATTTCATTGTCATCGTTAGACTCAAGATCTTCAATACCTTCATCAGCCAATCCCATTTCGTTATAACCGCTGGATTTATCAGTAGCTACACGTTGTCTATCTTCTTCACTGGAAATAATACCAGCTTCAATAAGTATGGCAGCTGTTTGTGCTTTAACAAGATTAGTATTTGCCAATGCTTGTGTTGTTGGCGTATCTAATGGCAACCAATTCAATGTTGTTTCAACATTTGTTTTAATCTTAGGCTCAATATAAGACTTAATCACCAACATATGATGACGTTCAGCCAATGGCGTAAGATCATGGCATTGTATTGACTCCAACAATTCATGATAAGAAGCCTCTTCATAATCACCTGATGCTCCAAAACCTTTTGGTGACGTACCTAATAACTTAGTAGCAGGTACACCGGCAATTGCAGACACCAATTGATATTGAGTCATGATCAAAGCATCAAAATCAGATAGGGAAGTATCAAATTGATCAAATTCATCTCCTTCCTTGTCGCCCATTTTAATACCGTAGTTATCACGGTATTGCGCCCATTGTTGAAGCCTACCAGAAGCTGCATTGCTGTCAGACATCACCGCTTCCATATCTGTTAGCCAGATAGTAGTACGTTTTGACATTGCCAATTGTGGCGCTTCATTAGAAGTTCTTTCAGCAGCATACACACGTTCCATAATTTGCTGCGTTAAAGGTATCCCACCATAGATATATTGTGGTTTTAGAACATCTACGGGTTCTGCATGTTTAAATATTATCAAGTGGGATCTGTGTATCTTTTTGCCGTTGATTAACCACCATGTTGGCTCATAAAAGTGCATGGTGTCCGGTTGGCTGGCAGATGGGCCATCAAGCATTGGTGCTGTCCAGTATGGATCAACTTGGATCATACCTTTGTAGCTTCCTGCTGTTACGCCATCAATATTAAATGGCTTTTCATAATATAATGGATCGGTAGACATCACTTTGAACATACAAATTCGTATGCCAAAAATTCTACCTTTGCGGATAAATTCACGCATATTAAAATCCAACCGCATTGCTTTATCATAATGTTTCATTATTTTTAAAGCTTCTGGATCTAGTTCACCACCATCTACTGTGACTATGTTGTAACCTTTTCTTATTGCATCATCACCTGGCATGGCACAAGCTTTATTGACCAACCAATTCTGTGCAAGTATTCCGCATAACTGTGCGCCTATAAAACCTTGGTTGGCGTACCAGTACATTAATTGGTCGCTCATGTTAGATTGACCGGCAGAATACATTTTAAAAGCAGGATAACCACTATCTGAGTTATCCATCGCACCTTCATTATGCAGTAGGGCAGGTTGCTCTCGATAAATAGCTGACAACGTATCATTAACAACAGCTTTAACCCTAAAATTATCTAATTCATCATAATCATGCGTACTAAAAAGACTTTTTTTCTTTTTAGGAGCTGGTGCAGACTCTGTGGGTTGTTTTTTAAAAAAATTAAACATAATTTTTATCCAAAAAATGAACGTTTCTTCATGTCGCTTGATAGATTTGCCATAATGAAAGCATCTGCGATGTTTGGGGAGTTTATACCACGTTTTGCCAAATCTTTCTTAGATTCTACTTTAATGCGCCCATTATTATCATAATCTTGTAATGGTGTACACAATTCATCGACTAAAACAGTAAGATTAGGCATTTTTGAATCAATAAATATCATTTCATCATCACTAAATTCCTGTCCATTGTTAATAGCATTAAACGTATTCCTAAACCTATCTGCCACCAAATACCATGCTTGTGCTTTTATGTTAGAAAAATAGTCCTTATTCTTAATCCCAGACCGGTTATATTGATGTTCTGGTTTGGCAACCTTTCCACCTGCAAAAAACTTCTGATGTTCTATCTTTAACTTGCTTCCATTGTTCAATTCATTAAACTTTGCTCCAGATGTCGCTCCAACTCCAATAGCATCGTAAATAATCAAACTATTTTCTATTCTTGCTCTATTCCACACCCTTGTACACGATTTTAGCAATTGATCATCTTTACTGTGCCACATATCCGACCATAAATTTACCGATCCATAGGCTTCCACCATAGCGCAATCATCTTCACCTGAGTCTGCTACGTCAAATCCTATTCTGCGTGTCCCTAGTGGCTCAATTCCAAGCTTAATATGCCCATCAATGGCACTCATAACATGTGATCGCTTAATAATAGCCGATTCATCATCATCTTTTGGCTGACCTAGATACACATGATCAAAATCATCATCAAATTCCTTTGCATCATTGATAACCTTCAGCATGGTAGAGGAGAGGTACGGATTATCAGGATAATTAACTTGTCTTACCAAACAATCGGCTGGTGGATTAACCACAAACTTCTTGTAAACAAAATCAGTCGCCAATCTAGGATTAAACACAATAAATATCTTGGAGTTTTCTGCACGAATTGTCGGCATGATAACTCGCCATTGTTCCTCGGTTAATCCTTCCGCTTCCTCAATCCACAAAACCTCCACGCCTGTCATACCTTTAATCTCATTTAAGTTTCTATTGATCCCCAAAAAAGTGAAGTTAGATCCTGTCGTTTTATGGCGTATCTCATTTGCCAGCACTACAAATTCATCTTGCAATCCAGCAATGTCTATACATTCAATAATGGTTGACATAACCGAGTCGGACAATCTGTTTTGAAATTGCCGTACACATAGAAACTTAACCGTGTAATTAGCTGCCATGTACACACAGAAACCAGCCGTATGATAAGTCTTACCCGATGCACGACCGCCATGCAAAACATAGTACCGGTAGTCAGGATTTTCATAAAACCCTTCAAGATTAGGGTTAAGAATCGGTTTTGACATCTAATACTCCATCTGATAACCCAATACCATAAAAATCCGCTAGTGTTTTCTTTCCCACTATGTCGCCAGTTTTAGTTAATCTATCCACTGTTTGTTTATTGATATTCAACAAATTCAATGATGGTGCAGCTGCTTCATTAGCTGTCTTGGTGATGGCGCTAATGATCGCCAACATTTGTGCGTCACCTCCCTTATCAAGCATTTCCTCTGTCATCTCATTCGCCAAGGTTGATAACTTACGGAAATTGATAGCACCTTGCATTGCACCTTCAGTTAAGCTTTCACTAATCGACATCAAAGCTTTTGCCATGTCCCATGCTTTTTCCTGCACTTTGGGAGGTAGCTTCTGCAATTCATCATTTGCATACTCATGTGCCAATACTATCTTGGCAGCTGCTGTTTCAATAGGGGACTCCTCTACGACACCGGCAAACTTATAATTGATTGCTTGTCGGGTAATTCCATACTCCCTAGCCAAGTCTGCCTTCTTTTCTCCCATGCGTATGCGTGTGTGAATATTAGTCCATTGCAAGGGCGTTAATCGCACCTGAACCTTCTTATATCTGTTATTTTTGTCTTTATCGTGTGGCATATGTAAAGTTTTCAAAATTCTTGTAAAAAAATTATTACAAAATATAACATCAAAACGACAAGAAAGTGTAAAGTTTTTGTAATCGGGTGGGGGAAAACTGGGTGTATTTGAGGTGGATTTTGGTGGATTTGGGCGTATTTGTAAAGTTTTTAGGGAAACGGCTGTGGACTGAGGGGGTGTCCCCCCACATTTTTTTCCAGTAACAGTCATGACCGCCCTAGCCCACGCCTAGCAAGCCCTCGATTTAGCTACCGCCCTAGCCCACGGCTGACGGGGCTTAGGGGGGTGCTGGATTTTAGACATTTTCGTTTGTAGGATATACCATCAATCGAACTGACACTATAAGTTATTGATTTTATTATATTATTTGTTTTTTGTTTTAAATTGTACCCCCATATATACCCCAAAAAAACTTTACTACTTTATATGTATATCTGTTTTTTAGATATTATTTTGATGTTTATATCTAATTATTAGATATACATAGGGGTAAAGGTGCAAGGTTAAATTGTTTGAATAATTAAAACCATTTTTAAATTAAATTAAATAAAACTATTTACTTTTGTATATAAAGCTATATAATTTAATCGTAGTTTGATTTTATCCATTAACCCTTAACAAAAGAGCTTATAAAATGAAAAATATACTTTTAATATTAATATTATCGATTGCCATAACCTTTATTATTTTATCATTGCCAAAAATGTTAGTTATAAACACTATGCTATTTTTGCTCGCAATAATGTCTTTTTTACCATTTTATTTATTAAAGGTTTAAGACAATGAACTTATTCGACATTAACTACAAAATTTACCTATTGGCTGGAATATCTTGTATCGCATTTATTGGCGGTATTAGATTAGTCTGTATGCTTCTAGTTGCTTTATCTTAACCCTATAACTAAAAAGAGAAAATTATCATGAAAAATAAAGAATATAACGGTTTTAAAAATTATGCATTTTGGAATATATCCTTATGGATTAATAACGATTCTGAATTGTATTATCTTGCTATTGAATCAATCAATAAATATAAAAACGTTAAAAGAGCTACAGATTATTTTTTAAATAATCTTAGTTTTGATAATACACCTGATAATGTTTTATGGACTAAATCAGGTATTTATAACGCCTTAATTAACTTAAAAAAAGAGTCTATCTAATGGATCAATTACACATAACACAAGCTTCAAAGACTGGTAAACTTGAAGGTATCAATTCAATCAATACAAGCGTATTAAATAACTCTTTTTGTGACAAAATGCGAAAAGGTAATGATATTTTAAAGCGTACCGAGTTAAGTATAGTATGTGAAGCATGCTATGCAGCTACACTAGAAAAACAATATACTAATTTACATATCGCAATAACACGCAATGACAATCTATTATCAAGCGCACCATTAAGCGAAAGACAATTACCCGTCATAATAGATAGAGTCTTACGTTTCCATTCATTGGGCGAGTTAATTAATATCCAACATCTAGATAATTTTTGTGCAATTGCAAAACATAACCCAGAAACATTTTTCGTTTTATGGTCAAAACGTACCGATTTAATCAATAAATATTTTAATGAGCATGATAAACCGGTAAATCTATCATTAATCTATAGCAGTCCTAAAGTAGGTAAAATCGAACCATTACCAGTTCATTTTGACAAGGTTTTTACAGTACACGCCAAAAAACCTACTAATGACAATATAAACATTAATTGCCATTCAAAATGTAAAGATTGCATGCTCTGCTATTCAAAAAATGAAGTAATTTATATTAACGAAGTAGTTAAATAGGATATAAGACAATGAAATTATCAACCGGCAAAAAAATTATAGGTAACATGTTAGATAATAAGATTGTATCTTTAAGAAAGGGTAAATATGGCGGAATATCAGAATCGACTAGGGATACATTATGTTCCATATTGTTTGATTATGGATATAAACGGGTAGAATGTACACCACTAGATAATGGCTATCTTGAAATAAAACTGGATAATGATTTTATATTATCTAGCAAAATTAAGGTTTATTAATATGAACTACAAGCAAAAAGCTGGTCGACCTACAATAAAACCAGAATTAAAAAACAAACCGGTAATGATCAGTCTACCGATAATCTTAATTGATAAATTAAAACTTGAACGCAACAAAAGTCGATTAATTCAAAATTTATTATCAGATTATTTTAAACTATAACTAAAAGAGAAAAATTATCATGAATCAAAAAGAAACAATAAAATATATTAATTCTTGTTTAAAACCGCACAATTTAATATTAGATAAACATGATATTTTAAAAATTAACGGTAAAACCGCTT